ATATGATGTTACACAGGGCCCTGCTTGCATTGAGACAGAGAATGAGACTTACGAAAGTTTAGGCTTCACCGACTTACCTGGTGGGAGTGAAGTTCTCAAGAGTAAAATGAAGTCCACCTCCTACGGGAGGGGGATTAAATTCAAAGTCAAAGGAACCCGTAAATCTGGTGACAATGACACAAGTTCTGGTAACTCCAATAGTACCGGATCTACTCTTGCCTACTTCTTCCTATTTATACTCAGAGCCACTGCTGAGGAGTTTGCCATTGCCGTTCTTGGTGATGACAACTTCGTCATCCTGGCTTCCACACTGGTTGACAGGTTCTCAGTTGAGGTAATTATTGAGAAAATGAAGAGTTTTTACGCTGAATGCGGCTTCATTATCAAAATAGAGTGGTCACATGACCCTACCTCAGTAGAGTTCTTATCTTGTCGCTTTTATCCAGTTGGGAATACCTACCTGTTGGGACGAAAACCCGGGAAGGTATTGGCGAAACTTGGCTATGGTCTGGCCACGCGCCCGAGGAAGCAAACTGAGTACTACCAATTGTTCAAGGGAACACTCTTGTCGCTGCAGTCGACCGGTGCACACGTACCTTTCCTCCGTGTGTACATTAGCACCTGCCTCAGCTACTTGAACAATGTGGACCCACTCTTTGACGGTGATGCTGTGCATCGATCACAAGATGACACAGTAGTGAGTCCCACTTCTGAGACCTATGTGGCTTTTCAACTCCTTTATGGTTTTGATCGCCACGATGAGGAACTGTTTCGACAGCAACTCAAGAAGGGAATTGGAAAGTATGGGTTCTCCTGCCTGCTTACTTCGGATTATGTTGAATCTCTCCTGAAGACTGATCAGGGCGTAGTTGACGAACTACCGCGGGAAGACGGATCCCGAACAGGAATTAACGACTCCTTAAACAATAACGTTACTCAATTTTAACATATGAAGAAGAAGAAGAAAGGACGTGGACGTAGGGCCAACACTTCAACAACTAACAGACGCAAGCGGGCACCAAACGCTAGCGGAACCGTAATTACCAACCGAGGCTTCTTGCAATCAATGCGAATCAAGCACAAGGAAATGATTACCTCGATTGATATCCCTGCAACTGCAGGGGTTCTCGAGACTTTCGAGATCAATCCTGGACTAATTGACCAATTTCCCTGGCTCGCACCAATTGCACAACGGTTTGAGAGTTATTACTTTCATTCCCTAGCCTTTCACTATGTGACATCAGTACCAACCACCACCAGTGGCTCCATAGCCATTGTTCCAGACTATGACCCAGCTGACGACAACTCGTTAGCTTCGAGAATGGAACTAATGACTTTCCAGGACGCCACAAGGGGACCATGGTGGTCTGACTTCAAAATGACATGTTCAACTTCGAACTTGCGCAAAATGAAGACGTACTTTGTTCGAGGAACCAGCTTGTCTGGTGACTTGGACATCAAAACTTATGATGTCGCCCAACTCCATTTGCACAAAACAGGTAGTGCTGAAGTCAATGGGGGTGGTGAATTGTGGGTGGAGTATGATGTTCAATTACTCACCCCACAAATCAAACATGAAAGCGAAGCCTT